TACACCCATAAATCCAACAGCCATTGTTAAGCCAAGTAAACAGATACCTATGATGTATCTATCGACTGCTGTATATTTATGTTTATACTTTGCAATACCACGAAAGTCTTCTTCATGATTACACATTTAATTTCTCCTAAAGTAATATTGTGTGAATATTATTATTTATTCTTTTAATTCTTTTTAATGCTTTTTTAATTCTTTTTATTTCAGCTTTATTATTACACATTTAACTTCTCCTTGATAAGATTACGATTGTCTTGCGTTAGTTTACTTAATACAAATGCACAACCATACTTTTCAATGCAGTCTTCAAACTCTTTAACAGTCCAATAGAAGTGTGCTTCTTCTTGGTCATGGTGCCCATCACCATCAGTGATGTCATAGTGATCATCAAAATCATCAGCCATATTATTCTCCTTAATAAAATATAAGATTGTCAAGTTTAACAGCTTTTCTACCCCACACATGCTTCATGTCAATTGAGTCATCATGAAAGTATAATGAACGACCGACAGGATTTGTTACTTTACCATAATACACATTTAATGCAATAAGTTTAGTTTTAAGTAAGTCTTCTAAAGTAGGTTCATCATGTTTATTGGTAAGCATATCTTGTATACCAATGAACTGACCTTTGCTATATACTACATCACAAATGTCTTTACCATATCTTTTAGATCTGACACGATTGAGGATTAAGTATCCAACACCATGTTTTGTTTGTAACGATTGTGTATTAGCTTCTGCATAAATAGCATACGCCATACAAGTAAGTTGAACATCGACATAATTGATTGATTCCATAATTAGATTCCTAAAGTTTGCCCAAGTAAACGGTAGTATGAGCGATAGCTCTTACCGAGAAACGATGATAGTAGTATGAGCAATCCAATTTTCTTGTGAAAGAAAATAGGTTTGGATATAAATCTGTGAGTGATAACGAACAGAACATAGAATTAAAACTCCGATGTTACTCGAAGTTTGCTTCCATGTAGTCATGTTGAGCAGCTAGAAACTCTAGGTAGTCTATTTCAGAGATTTTAGCTTCGCGTTCTACACGCCAGCCATGCATGAGATGATAGTCTGTAAGTTCATCGTAGAACATAGTTTTATTAGTTTTGATGTTACGAAGTTTATAGAATTTATCTAACATATGATATCCTTAAAAAGAAAAGGCAGAGCCGAAACCCTGCCTTGATTGATAATTAAGCTACGCGACCTGCATCTGCTGATGTTGATTGATTCTCAACAGTTAATTCAGGACGACCACGGTTAGCTTCTGTTTGCTCAGCTTTCAATGAAGCATTGGCATTGACATGTGCTGCTGTTTTTGCAGCTTGAACTAACTCTTGAGCTGACCATGTTTTAGCAATGGTTTTGTTAGTGCGTGCTTCAATGTTGCTTGTTGTATAAATCTTACGAGCGTTTGAGTATGTCTCAATTTGGTCTTCTAAAGCATAACCTAATTCAATCAAAGGCATTGCTCTGTAACGCATATCACTTGAGAGGACATCTTTCATTAATGAACGAGCGATTGCTACTTTAGTGCCGGCACTTGGTTTGACATGATTTAACATATCGTTGAATTGCGTGAAGTCGAACTTACCTTCTGTAAATGTAATTGATAAAGCCATGTGAATACTCCTTAAGTTTAAGTTAATTGTGAACTAATTTTACTACGAGGAAAAGCGTCCCCACACTTGGAGGACGCCTTTTCTGATGAAACTATTCATCTAATGAATCTAGATATGCTTCATACTCAGCATTGAACTGTGATAACGATTGAATGTTATCATGGTCTTCTGAGTCCATGTCGTCATATTCAGGGTCCATATAGTTGAAGAGACAAAGTTGTTTAGGTTCTAACATAATATACTCCTTGAAAAGTTATAGAAAGATATGTGAGAGTCACACATCACAGCAATAATCCACAGATAGTCAATGGGTGAGCGAAGCGAATTTATCGGAACGGAGGATGTAATAGAAGAACTTATGATTAACAAAGTTTTTTAGAACGATAGTTAGTGAAGCACGGAGTGCGAACTTACTCGTTCTGTTAAGCATTAGTTATTCATTATGTCCGAGAGTGTAGACCCTTGACCTGTGGTATTATGTCCGCTGTGTGTGTAGGCCCGTGCGGCCTTGGAGCACACCTTACTGGAACGAGATGATGCAGTGAGAGAGCGAAGCGGAACGAACTGCTAATGCGAAGTGATTGAGTCGTGAAGATGGGGTATCTGAGCGACCATATATTAACTTGACATCATGGTATTAGATATAATATATTGTGCGTTCTAGATAGCACAGTGTGCGTTATAGATGGGTATATTATGGAATGATTATGTTCATGTAAGTTATTGATGTGTATAGTTGGTGATATACACACACTTATTCCACACACCTAGGGGGGGAGGGAAATAAGCATTCTTTAATTCTTGAAGAGGGGCACTCTTCTAGATTTATAATAATATTTACAATAGGGTCTAGTCAGACCTTGTACTCCCCATAGGGGGAACACTGGATTAGGTCCTCGGTAAGTACGACCTCGGACTACGCTAGTGCTTCGTCCTTCGGTATCACGTTAGGTACCCTCTCTAGTAATTACTAATTACTAATTAGTAGTATTATAATACTATAGTATTATTATATTATATATTACTATTATAATAATATAATTACTAATTAATAATTATAGATTTTAACACAATATTATATTCTTGTCAATATAAAAATATATTAACTTGCCCTTATATACTTCTTGACAAATACTAAATCTTGTGCTATACTATTACTATGAGTGAAGATCAGAAAAGTGAAGAAGTGTCAAGTGGCTATTACTATGAAGGGAAAGAAATATCTTTAACCCCTAGAAGAGGTAGACCACTTAAAGCCTCACACCACGCTCCTGATTGGTTTCCTCAACAGACTAAAGTAGATGCATGCACCCTATACTGCGTATATGGTGATGCTGACGAAGTAAGTAAGTTAACTAATGTACCAGTTAAGTACATCCGTCAATGGAAAGAAGAACCATGGTGGAGTGAAATACAGAAGAAGGTTTTTACAGAACAAAATGAAAAGTTGGCTTCTAGAATTAACGGTGTGCTTGATAACTCTCTTACTCATATTGTCGATCGACTCGATAACGGAGACTATCTTTGGGATGTCAGGAAATCTAAACTAGTCCGTAAACCCATAGACACTAAAGTCTTATCCAACCTATTCAATACCCTTGTCCATAGACGACAGCTTATAAGGGGTGAACCAACTAACATAACAACACAAGTAGCTGTAGACGATAGACTAAGACTCTTAGCTCAACAGTTTGAGAAGTTTGCTAACGCTAAAGAAATAGAGAGTGTCCCTGAGGTTAAAAACCCAGATGAAGGATGATCTCGAAGAGTTCTTAGAGTGGTGGTTAGAAACTAAACCAACAGACCCTCCTTTTGATGGATCAATAATTTATCAAGGAGATACTACTGGAGTTGTTCTTTATAGAAAAGCACCATACCAAGTAGAGCTTTTTATTGTAAAACCTAATTCGATAATTAAACAACATATACATCCTAACGTAGATTCATATGAAGTTAATTTATCAGGGAATGTAGTTTTTGAGTGTGATGGTATCAAACATTCAGACTGCACTCCAGTAAGAGTAAAGCCTGAGAGCTGGCATGGTGGAAGTTTTGGTGCACAAGGTGGAAGTTTTCTATCTGTACAGAAATGGCTAAATGGAGTTGAGCCAACATTCGTTGGTGATGACTGGGTAGCACACGATGGTAGTGTGAACTATAATGAAAGTACTTTAACTAAGGGGAAACAATATGGCAACACCAATGAAAAAACCAATGAAGAAAACAACAAAGCCAATGAAAAAGGGTAAGTGCTAATCTATGGCTACTAAGCCAGGCCTATATGCTAACATCCATGCTAAACAAGCGAGGATTAAAGCTGGTTCGGGTGAGAAGATGCGTAAAGTGGGAGCGAAAGGTGCTCCTACTGCAAAAGATTTTAAAAAGAGTGCTAAGACAGCAAAGAGGAAATAACAAACATGGCAACTAAATCTAAAAATTGGATTGCTTCTGCAATCAAAAAGCCTGGAGCTCTTAAAAAGTCTCTAGGAGTTAAGAAAGGTGAGAAGATTCCTGCAGGTAAATTGGCAGCTGCTGCTAAAAAACCTGGTAAGATGGGTCAACGTGCTCGTTTAGCACAAACACTTAAAGGATTTAAATAAGATGGCTACCAAAAAGAAGGGTGTAAGTCTTTCTATTGGTCGTGGTGAGAAGTTACCAGTGTCTAAAGGTGCTGGACTTACGGCTAAAGGCCGTGCAAAGTACAATGCTGCTACTGGTTCTAACTTAAAAGCTCCACAACCAGGGGGTGGTCCTCGTAAAAAGTCATTCTGTGCCCGCATGTCTGGCATGCCTGGCCCTATGAAGGACTCTAAAGGACGTCCAACACGTAAAGCAGCGGCACTTGCTAGATGGAAGTGTGGAAATGCCAAGTAGTCCTAACTATAAACGTAACTATAAACGTGAATATGACTTATTTGGTGACTCTACCAAAGCTAAAAAGGATAGAGCTGCAAGAAACAAAGCATCTAGAGCTAAAGGTGCAGGACCTACTGATGTAGATCACAAGAAACCACTACGTGCTGGTGGATCTAAAGCTTTAAGTAATACAAGAACACGATCAGTGTCAGCTAATCGTAGTGACAACGGCCATAAACCTGGCGAAAAACAGAAAAAGAGATAAATGGAATTAACAGCTGAGCTGATACACGGCTTTGCTGGGTCAATGTTAGCTAAAAGGTATGATGGAGCGACACCAACCCCGCAATGTCATATGGAATGGTGGGATCTTTGCGCAAGTAAAGACCCTTTAGTAGCTATAGCAGCACCTCGTGCTCATGGTAAGTCGACAGCAGTGTCACATGCTTACCTATTAGCTGCATTAATGTTTAGAGAACGTAAGTTTGCACTTATAGTCTCAGACACTGAGAACCAAGCTATTAACTTCTTAGGGGATATATCTAATGAGTTAAAAAACAATGATGACCTTATCAATCTTTTTGGTATTAAAGAGTTTGTTAAAGAATCACAGACTGACATCATTGTAGAGTTTACAGATGGTGAACAGTTTAGAATATTAGTACGCGGTGCCGAACAAAGAGTTCGGGGTTTGAAATGGGATCAACGTCGACCAGACTTAATTATCTGTGATGACTTAGAAGGCGATGAACAAGTACAAAGCAAAGACAGGCGAGAGAAATTCAGAAGGTGGTTTTATGCTGCACTTCTTCCTTGTCGGTCTCAGCATGGTATTGTACGTGTTGTGGGAACTGTGTTACATCTCGATTCCTTACTCAATCGTATTATGCCTCCCGATTATGATGGCGATCATATTAAAGTTGAACCATTAAAGACTTATAGTACTCGTAAGAAAGTTGAGTGGAGAGCTGTACGATACAGAGCTCACTCTGAAGATTATCAGCACATATTGTGGGCTGACAGATACACAGCAGAGTTCTTTAAGGATAAGAAAGACGATTACACTAAACAGGGTATCCCTGAAGTGTATGCACAAGAGTTCTTAAACTATCCTATTGATGAGTCTACTGCTTATTTTAAACGTACTGACTTTATTGAGATACCAAAGTTTACACTAGATGCAATCAAACATAAAGAGAAGAGACTTACGTACTATGCTGCTGTTGACTTCGCAATCTCTACAAGAGACCGTAGCGATTATACTGTTATTGCTATTGGCGGAATTGACTCTGAGGGTATAATGCATATCATAGACATCCGTCGTGGACGATGGGATGCTCTTGATATTGTAGAAGAGATGTTTGCAGTACAAAAGAAATATGAACCCTATTACTTTGTAACAGAGAAGGGTGCAATTGAAAAAGCTATTGGTGCTATTTTAAGACGTGAGCAAATAGCTAGACAAACATATATGAACTTACATCCTATGACTCCTACTAATGATAAGCAGTCAAGGGCAAGAAGCTTTCAGGCACGGTTTAGAGCAGGTGGTGTTAAGTTTGACAAGACTGCTGAGTGGTATCCTAATCTAGAAGAAGAGATGGTTAGGTTTCCAAAAGCAAGACATGATGACCAGGTTGATGCTTTAAGTTGGTTAGGACTTGTAGTTGATCAAGTTCAAAGTGCTGATACTCCTGAAGAAGAAGAACAGTACGAATACTTACAATCATTAAAATCTGATACAAATAACGGACGATCAAAGGTTACGGGATACTAAAATATGGAATTAGATGTAAAGATTAAAATTGAAAAACTCTTAACATCACCTAACATTGCTGAAATGTTAGATGAACAAGAACTTCATACTATTGGAGCTACTGTACTAAGAGAGTTTAATATAGATAAAGAATCTCGTAGTATGTGGGAACAACGTGTAGAAGAAGCTATGAAGTTAGCACTACAAGTTGCAGAAGCTAAATCATTCCCTTGGTCTGGTGCTTCTAATGTTAAGTTTCCTCTTATTACTATTGCTGCACTACAGTTCCACAGTAGAGCTTACCCAGCTTTAATACCTTCTAATCAACTTGTTAAACTAGATGTACCAACATACTATGATTCTCAAGAAGATAGTACAGACATTGTTAATAGTCCTTATGAAAAGGCTAAACGTATTGAAACACACATGTCTTATCAGATCCTTACTCAAGATGAGAACTGGGAATCTGAAATGGACAAAGTACTTATTACAGTACCTATTGTTGGTTGTGCATTTAAGAAAACATATTGGGATTTCAACACAAACCATCCTGTTTCTGAAAATGTATTAGCAAAAGACTTTGTTGTATCTTATTGGACTAAGAGTTTAAAAGACTGTACACGTCAAACTCATATAATCTATTTATCAACTAATGATGTTATTAGTAGACAACGTAGAGGTCTATGGCTTGATGTTAAGTTAGGTCGTCCTATCTTACAGCCACAAGATGATTTAACAGTAGCACAAGATAAGCAACAAGGTACAGAAGATTATAATACAGATTCTGGTACTCCATATGAGTTCCTTGAACAACATCGTTGGGAAGATTTAGATGGTGATGGTTATAAAGAACCCTACATTATCACAGTACATAGACCTACAGGTAAAGTAGTTCGCATAGTATCAAACTATTTAGAGTCATCTATTTTAAGAAATGATAAAGGTGAAATTATTAATATCACACCTGAAACCTATTTTACTAAGTATCCATTCATTCCATCACCAGATGGTGGTTTTTATGATATTGGTTTTGGTATATTGTTAGGACCTTTAAATGAATCTATCGATACTATTATTAATCAGCTCATTGATGCTGGTACTATGGCTACGACTGCAGGGGGTTTCCTCTCCAGAGGAATTAAAGTTCGTGGAGGTAATTATAATTTCGCTCCTCTTGAATGGAAGCATGTGGATTCTACTGGAGAAGACCTTGCTAAAGGTATCGTACCTCTACCAGTAAGAGAACCAAGTGGTGTATTGTTTACACTACTACAAACATTAGTTAACTATGGTGAACGTATTGTTGGTGCTACTGACATTATGGTAGGTGAGAGTGTTGGTCAAAATACACCAGCTCAAACATCACAAATGATGGCAGAGCAAGGTATGAAAGTATTCTCTGGAATCTTTAAACGTATCCATAGATCACTTAAAGAAGAACTTAGAAAAGTTTATAGACTTAATCAACTATACCTTGTTGGTGACATTGAGTACCCACAAGGCTTTATTAGATCTATAGATTACTTAATTGATAATTCTACACTAAGACCATTAGCTGATCCTAATGTAGTAACAGATGCTCAACGTATTACACAAGCTCAGACATTAATGCAGACAGCTGCAGCTATACCTGGTTTTAATATGTATGAAGTAACTAAACGTTACCTTGAGGCTCTTAAAGTTTGTAACATTGAGGAAGTATTACCAAATCCAAAAGGTCCTAATGCTGTACCTCAGACTCCAGATCCAAAAGTACAACTTGCTACTATTAAAGCACAAGTTGATATGAATGACATTAATAAGAAAACTCAAGTTGCTTTAGCTAAGTTACAAGAAGACTCAAGAGTAAATGAAGCTAGAATCTTAAAACTACAAGCAGAAGCACTACTTGCTTTAGAAGAAGCAGATGATGTTCCTAGAAACAATATGATTGCTTTAATCCAAGCAGAGATTGGTGCAGCTAAACATAAACAACAAAGTTTATTTGATTCTATTAAGTTCTTAAAAGAAATGATGCCTCAAGCAGGCAACCCAGAAAGTAATGGATCATTAAAGTCAGATATTAGTTCTAAAATAGTTCAAGGAGAGAATGTAAATGGTAGTAACCAAGGAGGAATTCCTGGAATGGAAGGAGCACCCAGCGACCAAAGCGTTGTTGAAGGCACTCCGCAGTGACAGGGAATACATGAAAGAAATGGTGGTTCGTGGTAACACAGCCAACGTTGAAGAAGTAAAAGGTAGATGTAATGCAATCATGAGTATCTTAGATTTAACTTATGAAGACTTAGTAGAAGGAGCAAGAGAAGATGCAAAATACTAGTGGAATTCACCCAAAGGGTCACAGAGTTTTAATACTCCCAGATCCAGTGGAAGAAGTAACACAAAGCGGTATTATTGTTTCAGTTGGTGAAAACCGAGATAGGGAAAGACTAGCACAACTAAAAGGTACTATTGTCGAATTAGGCAATACTGCATGGTTAGACCAACCAAGCCCATGGGCAAACGAAGGCGATCATGTAATCTTTGGTAAGTACTCTGGTTTAATCTATAAGGGTGCTGATGAAAAAGAATACCGTATCATTAATGATTTAGATGTTGTAGCAATAGTCGACTAGGAGAAAACATGTCAGAAGAAAACAAAGTAGTAGAACCTGTTCAAGAACCAGACCAACAACAAGGAAACGAAGTCTTAGAAAAAGAAGCTCGTGTATTTGGTTGGGTACCTAAAGAAGAGTTTAGGGGTTCAGAGGATGATTGGGTAGATGCAGATACATTCGTAAAACGTGGTAAAGAAATTAATCCTATACTTCGTAAGAACAATGAACTTCTTATGAAGAAACTAGATGAAAAAGCTAGAGAGATTGATACCATTAAAAAGGATGTAGAACAGTTCAAGAAGTTCCAAAAGGAATCTTTTGATAAAAAGAAAGTTGAACTTGAATCTGAAATCGTAGCCTTAAAATCTCAAAAGAGAACAGCGATAGCTGAGGGTAACGGAGATCTAGTAGTAGACCTAGATGATCGTATTGACGAACTAAAAGAAGCACAGCGGGAAGCCAAAGCGGAGAGTAAAGCTCCACCGCCACAAGCAGAACCTACACCCGTAGCAGTAGACCCTGAGATCTCAGCATGGCTAGACCGTAATAAATGGTTTGGTCAAGATACTGAGTTAACAGAAATGTCTAATGCATTAGGTGCTAATGTAAGAAAGCAGTTCCCTCACCTAACAGGTCGTGAGTTTCTTGATAAGATAGATGAAAAGCTTGCTGACTATTTTCCTGAAAAGTTTATGAAAAAACCTAAGGTTAATTCTGTAGACAGTTCAGGTAGTGTAAGGTCTAGTGGTAGTAGCGGTAAAAAGTCTTATGACAACTTACCACCAGAAGCTAAAACAGCATGTGATCGATTCATTAAAAATGGATGGATTAAATCTAAACAAGAATATGTAGACAGTTACGACTGGAATTAAGGAGAAAAACTATGGCTAAAGCATTAACAATTGAAGAAAAGAAAGAAGCAGCATTAACTAGAACTGAAGTTGAACGTCCTACACGTGAGCGTGTTAGAAACGTATTTAATGGAACTCAAGCTAAGCTGACTGTAAATCATCAAATCCCTGGATATAAACTGCACATCTTTAATGATGAGCCTGGTCGTGTCCAGACCGCAATCGATGGAGGTTGGGAATTTGTAACTCCTGATGAGGTGGGCGGTGTAAAAGATAGCGTTACATCTGGTAATACAGATCTAGGAGAAAAGGTAAGATACCTCGTTGGTACAAGTGAGAAAGGTGATGGACTTTATGCCTACTTGTTAAAGATTAAACAAGAGTGGTGGGAAGAAGATCAAAAAGAATTACATAAACGAAATGATCGCGTAGATGATGCAATCCGTGGTGGTGTAAATGTCAAAGAAGGTACGTCCTCTGAAGGCTTCTATACTCCTAAGGGTGGTATTAACTACAAAACATAAACTTAATTTCTAAAAGGAAATAAAATGGCTAACGCAAATACCCCTCGTGGACTTAGCCCAGTAGGTACAATTACTGGTGCTGCGTACAACGAACAAGGTCGCCTTTACGCTATCGCTAACGACGGAACAAACACATACGCAATTGGTGATGTTGTTAAAGTTGCAGGTTCAAGCGATACAAATGGTGTACCTTACGTAACAAAAGCGGCTACTACAGACACACCAGTTGGTGTTATTGTAGGTATCCGTGTATCAGATCCAGGTGTATCTCTAGTAGGTACTACATTGGCTCTAAACACAATTTACTTACCACTTAACTCAGGTCTTCGCTATGTATTCGTAGTGGATGATCCATCTGTTATTTTCGAAGTAGAAGGTGATGCTACAGGTGTAGCTGCTGCTGACGTGTTCAAGAATGCTGGTTTAACTATTACAGCTAACCAAACAACTCTTGCTCAGTCATCACCGCTATCAAACACAGTATTGAACGCTTCTTCATTCCTTGCAATTGGGTCTTCAGGCTCTTTAGCATTACCATTACAAATCATTGGCCTAGTTCAAGCAGTTAATAATGCTCCTGGTGCTTATGCAAGTACATTGGTAAAATGGAACAAGCATCAATTCCTCAACCCAGTTGGCACGGCTTAATAAGGAGAATATAACATGGCTGGTATTATAACAACCGCTTCACATCCGAAGGCCCTCTGGCCAGGGATCAAAGCATGGTGGGGTCAAGTCTACGATGAACATAAAGAAGAATATTCTCAATTGTTTGACAGTGACACATCCTCAATGAACTATGAAGAAGATGTTCAACTTACAGGTTTCGGTTTAGCTCCAGTTAAATCCGAAGGTTCTGGCGTTGCATACGATTCAGAAATTCAAGGTTTCACAACACGATACACTCACGTTGCTTACGCACTTGGTTATATCGTAACAAAAGAAGAGTTAGATGACAACTTGTATGAACAAGTATCACGTCGTAGAGCTGCTGCATTAGCTATGTCTTTCCGTCAAACGAAAGAAAACATTGGTGCAAACATCTACAATCGTGCATTTAACGGTACATATCTAGGTGGTGACGGTGTGTCTTTAGCTTCAACAGCACATCCTAACACATCAGGTGGTACGTTTGCTAACAAACCAACAGTTGACGCTGATCTTTCTGAAGCTTCTTTAGAAGATGCATTAACAGCAATTATGGGCTTCCAAAATGACCGTGGTCTTTTGATCAATGTTATGCCAAGAAGTTTAATTGTTGCTCGTCAAAACTTCTGGAATGCACATCGCATTCTTAAGTCAGCATACACACCATCAACAGCAAACAATGCAGTGAACGTTTTAGTAGCGACAAATGCTTTACCAGAAGGTATCGTAATGAACCACTACTTAACATCACCAAACGCATGGTTTGTTAGAACTAACATCCAAAACGGTCTCAAGTACTACTCACGTGTTGGTATTCAATTTGATCAAGACAATGATTTTGATACAATGAATGCTAAGGCTAAGGGTTACGAAAGATACTCATTTGGTTGGACAGACCCTAGAGCAATCTACGGTGTTAACGGTCCTTAATTAGGACTTAATTAAAGGTAGAGGGGGCGAGATAAAGTTCCCTCTAGTCTTTATTTTAGGAGTTTATATGTCATATCCAATAGAAGAAAAAAAAGGTAAACGCCCACCTGTCAAAAAGGGTAAATAATTTATTGTTCTCTGATGACGCTTAGAAATAAGCGTTGTTATAACAAACAACGTCAAAGGAGATTTATATGTCAAATCCAA